TTGCCATTACGATGTGCCCTCTAAAATAATCAACAAGGAGCGCAAACACGTACTCGCGCGTTTGCTCGTGCATCTCGCACCATTCGACACAATGAAGACTTTTGAATAAGTCTCTGTGCTCCTTTGAAAATATAACGTCGTTTTGTGACGCAATCTCATCAACCTTGCATACTGAGAAGTGTTTACCTTCAAACATATTTTTTAATGCAGACAGCGTAACTTGTCCTTTTATGTGCTCCGGCACTTCATCGCGTCCATATTTCTCCAGTACGCTGTCAACGGCTGCAAGCATGATTTTTGTGTTGTTGTTTTGAATGATTATCTTCATGGTATACTTTTTATGTTTGGACCTTAGTCAGTGTACTGCGAACGGTCGTCTTTCGGGGCGGCCTTTTCGCGTTCACGCTCCAACTCTTCCATAATCCGATACCTTCCGAGGACGTAGGCAAAATCAAACATGTCTTCCATGTTGCCGCGTTTGACCAAGGCTTCGTAGACTCCGCGCTCTTCTTCTGTGAGGATTGCTTTGCTCATAGTGTCGTTTGATTAGTGCTTGGTAGTAAGCGTACTGCTCATTCCTACATTCCGGTATCTGCCCCTTACTGAGTGATACGTTCGCGCTGTTGTGGTTACCGTAGCGGGGTAGCATGGTTTTACTCTTTGTCACACTCACAGTTCTCTGCTTCGTTCTTTTCCCAGTAGCAGCATCTACATACTGGGCATAACCACCCATCATACGCAATTTCGCTGTGCCCAAAGTCATCCACATGCCTTTTTATTTGGTCTGCCATGTTGTCCAAGTGGTTTGTGTCATCCCAGCATATAGACGATATGGATATGTTGCCAAAGTTGCCAGCGTTTCGTGGGTAAACTTTTAGGTATGCTGTGTCTGGGTCTCCTATCGCTTCTTTTTTTGCTGTTGTGTTCATACTCTATTTGTCACCTTCCACGCATCCCAATACTTGTCGTACCATACAAGTATCTCTAAGTCGGGGGTGTCTTCGTGCCACACCATGCCACTGTGGTAGGAAATGATGTCGTACGTGTCGCCATTCCACCTAACATTCGTTACGTCTCCATCACTGTCTAGGGTCTTATACTCCTCTCCGTCCTCTGGCAGGTAGCGACGCTCTGCACTTTGCATACGAAGTACGGCTTTCTCTGCTTCTTCGCGGGTGGGGTAAGCGTTGTTGTGGTGATAAGCTCTTGAGTTGAGAAATCCTTGATATGTTTTTTCGCGAACTTCCCCTATACTGATTACTTCGTACACGGTCTCGCCATACTTGGGAACCCACTTAGTAGTAGGAATAGTAGGCTTCTGTTCGTCTTTTATCTTCTGCAACAACTCGTCCGAGATTGTGAGGGTCTCGCCTCCTAGGGTGATTGTGGTCATAGTAAAAAGATTAGTTTAATAGTAGGTGTCGCAATGAATGGGCAATTGAGTAGGTTACATGCGACCTCTACCGTAACCGTGCTTAGTGCTTGTGTTGTGAGGTCTAGCAACATGGTTTGAGATGCTTAGATTGCTTCTTGCCGTAAACGTATCTGGTAATGTGCTCGACCAGCTCTTCGGGGTCTAGGTACTTCTTGACGTTTCTGTGTGGGTAGCCGTTCTTATGTGTGACAAGTGAGCCTGTTGTGTGGAACCAATCAAACATGATGCTGCTTTCTTCTGGGAAGATTCGAAGCGTGTAACTGTTCAATGGTCTGTACCGTAGCCCGAACGCCTTGAATAATGCCTTCGCAATGTCGCTGTCCACTACGTTCTTCATAGTGAAAGTATTATCGCTGCTGTTATCATCCCCGCGAGGAAGATTGCTGCCATGAAGATGTAGCCAGCCCATGCTGTCCGTGGGTCTTGAAACTCCGCTTTATTAAGCTTCTCTGGTGTCCATATTTCAGGCTCAAAGCTACGTCCAAGCTCTCTTTTTTTCATACTCTATCTTTGTTTAAGGTACGCCAGTACCGCCTCTCTGATAAACGCGCTCAACGGTACTCGTTTCTTCTTGGCCATACGATCCGCGCGGGTCTTTTCGTCCGGGAAGAGTTGCACGGTTACTGGTATCTTTTTATCCATATGCTACTTGTTAAATGCTAGTAATGCTTTCTCGACGTACTTGCATGAGTCCCATGCCACCTGCTGCTGTTCGTTGTATCCTCTGCTACACCGGACTCCGTTCGACGCGGGATGGTTGTAGAGTAGGAATATCTGTCGTTCACTGTATCCTTGCTCAAGCCAAGTATCTACTTGCTTGGTGACTACGTAACGCTGACTGTAATACTTCTTCGGTGCTACATAGCCCAAGTGTTTTGTACTCCACATTTCGTATGTCGCGTGCTGTACTTGCAGACATCCGAAACTGTTACCGTTATCGCCTGGTAAGTGTTCGCAATCTACATGACCTGCCGACTCGACGCGTTTTATTGCGTCGACGATTGCTGCTGTCCGGGGGTCTTCGTAAAATCCAAGCGTATGCGGTTGATGTTGTCTAGCTTGGCATCCAGATCTGCTATCTTGGCTGCCGCTTCGTCTTGTACGCGCTTCTTCTCTGCAAGGAGCATGGTTTCTTCACGGTCGAGCTTGTCGTTTGCATCACGTAGCATCTGCTCTGCTTTCTCTACGTCTGACTTTTCCGGCTCCTCAATCTTCGGTACCTCAATAGCCTTGACGGTTTCAACAATCGCCGCTTCGCTTATAATTTTGCTCTCCTGCATTGCAATCCAGTATGTAGCGTATGTTGCACCGGTAATAAGAGCAAGCACGGTAATGGTCTTAAACAGCTTCTTTGTTCGTGTAAATCGTCCTTTTTTATCTCGTTTCATGTTAGGTTTGTTAGTGCTAAGTCTCCACTGTGTCCTCCCATGTATATACTACCGTGTTGCCGATGCGCTGGCAAGGTGTTGGGTGTGGATAACTCAAAACAGCCCCTCAACCTCTTTTAGACTTTTGACTCCATACCATTCCATACCGTTATCTTGTATCACTTGCTTCATCAGAAGTTGCTCCGGAGAAAATCTACCACCCTTCTCGCGCTTTATTTCCAAGAACACAGGGTGTCCCTCTGGGAAGCACACGAGATCAGGGGTTCCAACCTTGGTATAGGGTGATGGTACGTAGCGGTAATCGCCTTTTATCTTACGTAGCTGCCCCTTGGTATCAAGGCGCAGCCAGAAGATTCCTTTCTTGTTGAGATAGTCTACAACCTCACGAAGTACCTTACCCTCTGGTGTCTGCTTATACGCCATGTAACACTTGTTGTTCTCTTATGCGTTTCGCTGCCGGTCCATGCTTCTTATTTTCTTGATACCGACGCTCTGCGGGTGTCCACAGCAGTTCCTTGCACGCCTGTGATTTGAAACCTTCATAATAGCACGCACGCTCCTCATCAGTTACAAGAGGTGAGTGCTCCCAGAAGTCTCGTGCCTGTCGTCTGTCCTCTTCGGTGTACCGGATCGGTGCCAACATCGGCTTCGCTCGTGGCTTGGGTGGGAGTTTCTTACTGTAAAGTACATCTGTCCCTTTGACTTTTTTGGCTATGTCCTTGTCCTTGTTAAGTAGGGCAATAGCCGCGTGCATCTCGTGTTTTTGATAACGTCTTTTACCCAGATTGAACAGGTCGCTCATAAGAACTTGTCCTTGAGAGAGGATGTATGTTTTTATACGTGCTTTGAGTTGTGGTATGTCCTGCATAGTGTCCTTATTCCCACCCCCAAAAGGAGCGGGATAAAGACGCTAAAATGGCACGTCATTCGGGTTTATCTCTTCACTCGGATACTCAACAGTAGTGTTTGGCTTGCTACTGCCACCACTCTTACCCAAGAACCTAAGGTCACGTGCATCACACTCAGGTAGTAGTTCCTTGAGCTTCACGATAGCATCGCCAACACCAGACAAGTCCTTATGTGATGCTCCGCGCTTGAACGTCATTTGGTAGCCCTTTATCTCGAAGCCTTGGTTGTCAGTGTAGCTGTTCTCCTTGGCACCGATAATGGTCTGATACATGAACGTGTGCTCATCCTCGTCGAATGACTGCAAGTACGGGTACAGACGCATGTCGTCCTCATCGTCCGGATTGTACAGCGAACCACCTGTGACCGTGAGCTTGTTGATGTCCTCACCTCGCAGGAGGTAGAGTACCAAGCCAACCTTGGCAAGATGTAGGCTCTTGGCTTCCTTCTCGGAAATATCACCTGCTGTGGTAGATACGAGTTCGGCACCAGCATCGTACTCCACCGACTCAAACACTTTCTCTCGATCTGCCCACGCAACCATCTTGCGACGAATGAGCAAGATGGTACCTTCAAACTTGTCACCAAGCTCATCGGGGTCTGCGCGTTCATCCTTGGGCTGGCTGTAGTAGCTTGCGTAGAACTTACCGTCTTTGCCAAGCGTGATGGTGTCAAAGTATTGCCCGCCCACAGGTGCTTGCTTGTATTGTTTTTCTCCGGTCATTGCCGCGAGTTCTTCTGGTGTGTATGACATATCTGTTATGTTAATGTTTTTAATCCATCCAACAAGGTTGCGAGGGTGACAGTTCCGGTGTCTGCGTATCGTACTGGTATTCCTCGCGCTCCCATGCTTCTTCTTCGCGCTCTTGCCAGTATTCAGTTGTGTCTTCTTCTTTCATACTATTTCTTTGCTGCCTTAACGAGTGCCGTAAGCACCTTATTGGGCTCTTCGGTAGACGGGTCAAGACCTGTAAGCTCAACGATACGTGTCTTGATGTTCGCGTTTTCTATACCAGGCTCCATCTTGCGCACGAAATCAGCAACGTCGTTCTTAGTCACGAGACTTCTCCTTCTTAGGTGGTGTCACCTCCTTGCCAGACTGTGCCCATTCAGTAAGTTCCTTACCNGTTGCCTCTNTTATCACNAATGCATCACGGTCGATGAACATGCCGGTACGATCCTTCGACGCTGTTGCGTAGTGCTTATCTCGGTCAAGGTTGAAGTTAACCGTAAGCTCGTACTCGAACCCTTCGCGCTGTATCTCCTTGGTGCCGACCTTCTTTACTTTCTTATCCTCTGTCATAACACTGTCGGTTTTGTTGCGTGTTGAGGTGATGATATGCGCTTGCGATGTGACGATAGCGTCAATGAACGCACGGTGTCGTGGTGTTGTCTCACTCCACGCAGCCCACGTATTACCTCGAAACTTGGTCTGTGCGAGCTTGTCGTTAATCTGAAGACAACCACCCTCACCTTCCCACTCATGGCTAGTGCTGTCGATCAAGATGACTTCCATTCCAGCATCCTCACACGCGCGGATAGCCTCGACGTACCGCTCGGGTGTGTACGGTGCTTCCAATGTCATGGTGTTGAACGCACCAAGGTGTGCATACAGTGATGCAGAACCGTTCTCTGTGTCGATAACTGCTATCTTGTCCCAATCCCCTGTGATGCCGTATGCGAGCAACAGTGCGCTGTAGGTCTTGCCGGCACCGGAAGGGCCGTTAATTCCAATACGCAGTTTTGCTTGTTGCCGCTCGGCTTTGTGTAGTGTAAATGGCATGGTGCTATTGTGTACTACTTGATAATGACTAGTTCTGTCCACACTTCTCCTTTACCTGCTACCGGTGTGACAAGGAAGCGGTCACGACCGTACGAGTTCTTGTAGTCCTTGATAGTAACCTCAACGATTAGTCCGTTTACGTTGATGGTTCCCGTCTTGCCTACGCTGTTCTCTACTTTGTCTTTGGTACCCATAGAATTGTTGCTAACTGTTAATACCTGTATATTATCAGCTACAACTTACAGCGTCAAGGTTAGTTGTCCACAGGTGAATTACCAGACAATTCCTTCACACTGTTTACAAACGATTTACCGTTTGTGTTCATGTGGAAATCAATAGCGCTTCCGTATGCGCCGCAGCCAAAACACTTGTAGTGGTTATCTTTGAAAATGTGGAACGACCCTGTTCGCTCATCGTGGAACGGACATAACCCAACATACTTACTCTTCCCAGTCCCCTTACGCAGCTTGCCATGATACAGATGCTCGATCGGGTACTCCTTTGCACGCTCGATGTCTGCTTGTGTGATGCGACCCTTGCGTGGTGGTACGAACTTCGCGTTGTGGTGCTGCACCACAGTCTTAAGAGACTTCTGTAGCCCACCACACCGGTCTTCTATTATCAGATTGCGCACATCCATAGCAACCCACGAATCACCAAAGTCCTTGGTTTCTTCTTGTATCTGTTTGTGCTCGTCCTCAAGTGTTTGCGTAAGTGACAGTGCTATTTCTGCCGTGTGGTCACTGAATACGATCAGTGCATCGTAGATACTTACATGCATACGCGTATGGCGTTATCGAACTCCTGCACGCGCTTGTCTACCGCGAACGTGCCTCGTGTAAGTTTGCCTTGGAAGTGTAGCCCATCAAGTGAACGTACCCTCGATACTGCTACGTACCCGTGTCCGCACGCAAACGCACGAGAGCAGTCGATGATAGCACTATCAAGCGTCATGCCCTGGCTGTTGAAACCACAAAATCCACCCTGTATAAACTGCCCGCCGTCCGGAACCGTCACACAAGCGGACGGGATGTTGACAGGTTCAATGCTCTCGATTGTTTGTTCTACGATCTTCTCTGCGTATTTATTGTGAACTTTTGAAATGTTCCCCGCCGTCCTCAATCGTTCTTGTTTGAATGACGACACAAAGCCGATCTCATCTCGGAACAACGCCGCGTCAACACCATAGATGTTGATACGCCATTGCCAGAATCCCTTACTATTCTGGTACCTCTTGCGAGTGGAAACAATGCCGCATCGAAGTAACATCACCTGCACATCTTGAGACATTTGCTCTAAAGATGTACTCCACTCGATGTGAGAGAAACTTGTGCCGCGTACGTTCACGGTGCCATCTTCAAATAATCCACGTAAGAACTTTCGCTGAGTAGCAACCGACGAACGCAATATACAATCGGGAATATATTTGTTATTTGGTGACAGCCCTCCAATGTCGCCAAGCCAACGCGCGATTTCTGTCGAGCAAAACTCAATGCCATTTGCGTTATAAATGGCAAATCGTTTTGCATTGGCACCGAATATTGCTTGACCAAGTAAGCCAAATCGTTCAACCACATCAGTGTGCCTTTTTACAAGGCGAACACCTCTCTTGAACACTGTTCCGTCTGCAACCACGAGTCCGAGAAACTCAGCAAACATTTCATTCACATGAGTTGGGTATGCGTATGACTTCTCCCTTAAGTTCCCACGCGTAGGCTTAGGTAATTTGTAAACACTTTTTGTCTCTACACATCCTCCTCGCATAAGAGATAGTGCGTCTCCAACTTTAAGATGCCGAGCTTCAACCCTGTTGCCGTTCAGCAACATTCCATGATCTGCAGTTGTTTCGATCGTGTACCCCTTATCGGTAGTAATCTTATACCCGGGCAACACGGGATTATGCACAGTGGCTCCGCACTGTTTGGGGCCGTTGAGTGTTGCAATTTCCTTGATGTGTGTGGTTAAACCTATCCTCTCGAGGCCGTTTTCCGTTTCAACCAAGGTGTCGGGATGTATGCACTTATGCACGGTTATAGCCCATGCGACACGGAGCGGTAGCTGCGAGATGGAAGCGTGAGTGACTGCGTTCTTGCCGTACCCGTTCGTGAACTTCCACTCAGTGCGCTTCACCTCGTACACCTCTCCTTGAACCTCTACATTTACAGAGTCGTCATTGAGCTGTACGACCGTTCCTCGCGTACCGTTCACCCAACGCATTTCATTGTCGTTCTTGGTGAACATGACCGGTACGCCGACCTTCAGTATCAGCTGCTCGGGTGACATACATGATTTCTGCATGGTCTTCACCAGCTTGTCGTTGCCGGTCGATTCCATAGTGTAGGTGCGCGGGCTACCCTCATGTGAGAACAGGCGAGCTTGGTTGAGCTTGTCTACCGTGTCATTGTGTGTGTAGAGGCGGATTGCTTCGATACCTTCAGCATCCTCGATGATCTTGTCACGGAGTATCTGCTTCTGCTCTTCGACAAGCGTACCGTTGCGTATGCCCCGTAGGATATCCACGAACAGCGTGTCGTTCGTGCGATGCTGTTCAGTGAGGTAGCAGGTCGTGAGGTTCAGTTGCTCCCACAGTGGTGACTCGAACGCATACTGTGGGCGTATGCCACGATGCACCGGCGGTAGCTGGAAGAAATCGCCCACCAACACCACCTTGATACCTCCGAACGGCTTAGGGCTCTTGCGTACGTGTGACGCAATGACGCTTGCAATGTCCAAGAGCTTCGGGGACACCATCGAAACCTCGTCGATAATAAGTACGTCCGTTTCAAAAATGCGCTTCTTCACATAGTAGTTGTTCACAATCTCGCGCATGTCATCTTCTGATATATCTTGATCGTTACGCACCCCACACCACGAGTGCAGTGTCTTACCGTTGAGTTGCAGCGCCGCGATACCCGTCGATGCTGTCTTAGCTGGCAGCTTGCCGTTCACCTCTAGCCAGTTGATGTACTTGTTCGTGAGGTAGCTTTTGCCACTACCGGGTTCACCCGTAAGCAGTATGTTGCCATTCCCCTTTAACTTCTTGAGTGCTTCTTCCTGTGTCATAATCCTAGAAATTATCAATAATGTCCTGTAAGTGATCCGGGCTCCTTGAAACTATCAGTCTCCTGTCATGGTCATTCTCCCACCTGTACGCATCCTTTATACGAAGCCCGACCATTCCACGAACACCGTTAATGAGGCGATGCTTTCGCAGCTTACCGTGAAATGCCTTTGGCATGTTCTTGTATAGCTCCTTCGAGATGCGCTCAGGTGAGTTGAAGTAGCCGGGCATCTTGTCGGCGTAGTTGGCAAACGCACGACGGAACTCCATGTTGCTGATGAATGACTCCCCGGCAAGGTCATCACATGGATCGAAGTGAACATCCAAGAACTCTATAGGTAGTGAGCGGGTGAGCCTGTGTTCTGCCATGATATCCTCCTGGTTGAGCACGATACTGTACCTACCCTTCTTGGTGTAGTGCTGTAGCCCGCGCAGCATACGGTTCAGGATGCCGCTACGCTCAGCGTCTAGCTTCTTGTATAGGTTGGGGTCTTCTTCCTCAGTGTTACGGAATACCTTGGTGTACTGGATATACAGGATGCGGCTCTCCATTCCATCTCCCATAGTGCTCGGTAGGTCGTTCGTCGTAAGCACACACGAGCACATGTTGACGTGCTCGGTACTATCACTCACCCCCTTGCGCTCCACGTTGAACGTATGCCCGTCGATGAGCTTCTGTAGCTCAGTACCCATCTGTGTGCGCTTAGGGTCTGACTCGTTGAACCATACGAGCTGCTTGCCGACAAATGACGTGTTGCAGAACCTCGGATTGTTCGTGAATGCGTCGAGCGAGAACTCACGCACGGCTAGGTCACCAAGCACACTGCACCACACGTTCGCCAGTATCGACTTCCCCGTACCCGGCATACCCTCCAACACCAGCATCCTTGCTGCATCCGCGTTCGGTACCAGTGTGTTGCCGGAGAACTGATCTATCACCTCAACCTGGTCTGGTGTCATTTCCCACTGATCGAACAGAGAATCGTATGTCGGACAGGTTGCCGATGAATCGAATACCACGTCTGACTTGACTGTTGATAGGCGCTCAGGTGTGTGCTTGCTCAGCTTACGGGTGTGTACATCAACCCATCCATTCGCAACGTGCAAGAGTCCTTGTGTAGCGTCGAAATCGCTGTACACATGCCCGCGCTCAGGGTACTGTGCTCGGTAGCGGGCAAGGCACTCTCTAGCAAATGCAGTGGTGGCAGTGATACCATCACGCATAACCTCTCGCATGACAAGGCTGCGAGCTACGGATATGTTCATCTCCTTGTATACGCCGGTGTCATCGTCGTACAACCAGTACGTCTTGTCCTCACCTTCTTCAAACAGGAGGTACGGGTAGAGCTCTGCGATCTTGTCGTGGTAGAGGTTAAGTAGCTCAGCTTCGGTGCCAGCAATGAACTTCTTTATCTTGCCAGCATCCTCTTCTTCTTCAGGGTCGTTGAGCTTCTCTCGCAGGTCTAGTAACCTGTCGTAGACGCTTCTCCAAGGACGTTTGTTGTCTATCAGCGAGGGAACGTCCACACCCATGGCACTGAGGCGCTCTTGCGCCTTTTTGTATTCATCCATACCGGAAAGAACCTAGCTTGTAATGCGCTGTGCTTCAATCCAATGAGGCCAGTCGGTTTCAGTATATACCCGTGAGCCCCTTTCGCCAAATAGCAGTTATCAACATGGTGCATTGTGTATTGTTTTGGTGTATGATATGAATGTCCTGCCCGCTCTGGGCGGGCAATGGCAGGTGCTATCTCCATGATGCCCTGTGTCTCAATCCGCATAAAGCCCGCTTTCAAGCGGGTTTTGTGTGTTGTAACTAACTATCCGGAAAATCCGGATAGTTCTATAAGGACTGCAATCTACGGATTGTGTCTTGTATTGTTGATCTGGTTATCCACCTTCGAGTAAACAGCTTGCCTATCGCGCTGCTTTTGCCGTAGCTGTCTATTATTTTTTGTATGTGTGGACGACATGCAATATCAATGTCTTGCAGCATTTGGGCTGTTTCTTCCAATTCTTGCTTGCTTAAACCGATGCAACGTATTTTTCGTGACATATGGATAAATATAATGGACATATCTGTCCGTTAATAATAAGCATTCTATCACTAGAATAGCACTTTTCGCCATTAATGGACATATCTGTCCGTTAATCATGTTTATTATAATGGATAAATATGTCCGTTAATAAACATGTATTTTTGAGGTAAAAATGATTGAAAAATAGATATGGCTTAAAATAAGGATATTCTAAGAATGCTCTTCGACAGTTCTGACAGTTCCCGACACATCGCTAGGTCTAAAATATGGCTAACTGCCGCGGTGCGACAGTTATGACACTTATTTTTTTATATTATTAATAATAAAAATATATATATAAAGAAGTACACAAAAACGTGGCGGAGTAGTGGTAGAAAGTGCAAAACAACTGTCGAACTGTCGTGGGGCTTTGTTGAGCCATTTTAACTGTCGGGGAACTGTCAGAGAACTGTCGGGGAAAGCGTTGACTGTTGTGGGGGTTGTAGGGTATAGTGAAGGTATGAATCTACGACAATTTTTCAGTCTTGTATATACCGGTTTTGCGCTACTGATGCTGTTGGTGGAGAGGGATGGCGCATCGCTCGTGGTGTAGTGGTCTGGGCAGACTTGTTATGATCAATACGACGAACGTGGATTGGGTGGAGATAATTTCATAAATATGGCAGGAGGGCGACCACTAAAATATAAAACAAAGAAAACTTTGCAAGCTGCAATAGACAGCTACTTTGATGCTATAGATGCAGAGAACAGCGAGAATGCCGAAAAGAACGGAGATCGTAAGCCGTATACGGTAGCAGGTCTTGCACTACACCTTGACGTGGACACAGAAACATTGCGAAACTATGATAAGCGAGATGAGTTTTTTGGTTCGTTAAAAAAGGCCAAGCAACGAATAGAGGTGCAGCTAGAAACAAAGCTGCATGGAAACAATGTCACAGGTATTATATTCAACCTCAAAAACAACTATGGTTGGAAGGATAGACAGGACATAACCACAAACGATAACGACCTTGATACTGTCCCGAAAGAGGTAACACTCAAAATCGAGAAGGCACTCGATGAAATCTAAAGAATACATCAAGCATATCTGTACTAACGGCACGGCGGAAGAAAAAGTCATGCTGTTCTCTTTTGATACGGACACTCCAGATGAGAAGATAGTAAAGAAGTTCAAGATATTCTCACGCGCACTGTTTGTCCGATACTTTACAAAACCATCGGCACCATTTCACGAAGAGACAGCACGCAACCTCGTTGCTAGTTATGTGCGTGGAGAGAATGTTATGGAGATAGCGTTCCGTGGTGCAGCAAAGACGGCACTACTAAAGCTGTTCGTTGCGTTTGTAATTCTGTGCGACAACTCACAGCGAAAGAAGTACATCAAAGTGCTTTCAAAAGACGGCAAGAACTCACGCCAGCTTGTAACTGATATTTACAACTTGATCATAGAGACCAGAGACATATTTGGTGACGTATTTGAAAAGCAAGACGAAAAGAAGCGGGAGACAACAATGGCGAGCTTTACAACAAAAGACGGCAGGAAACTGGCAAGTGGTACGGTAGGGCAAACACAGCGAGGACACCTCCAGGATGCATACCGTCCTGATTGGGTTTTATTCGAGGATATAGAAGACCGAGAAACAGTATCGAGCGCAGTGCAAACGCAAGGGATTATAGAGCGCATCGACGAAGCGATCACCGGCCTTTCCATGAACGGCAACTGGTATGCAAATGCAAACTATATCAGCGACACCGGGGCTGTTGAGTGGCTAAAACAACGAGCGAGCGTTGAACACATCACGCCGATACTAGACGAAGAAGGGAACCCTGCATGGTCTGCCATTACGAAAGACAAGGTAGAAGAATTGAAAAAGAACTCTCTTGATTGGTGGGGTGATTACATGTGCGACCCAAACAGAGCAGTGGATAAGTTTTTCGATGTTCAGCGCATTGAGGCAGACATGAAAAACACTACCAAACCAGACAGGGAAAGCGCAGGTGTTCGATACTGGGGAACGTATAAACCTAATCACCGCTATGGATTGGGCAGTGACCACTCAGAAGGAATAGGCCAAGACGCTAATACTATGGCCGTGTTCGACTTTAATGACTCTCTACTTGTTGCGACACAGGCAAGCAACACAATTGCTCCAGATCTACACGCCCATGAATGCATGAGGGTTGGCGCAGAGTTTGGGAACTGCTTGTGGGCACCCGAAACCAACAACAGGTGCGGAGGTATTGTGGTGACTACAGGAAAAGAATACCCTAACATGTATCGAGAGCATCAAGACATGAGGGTGGGCAAACCAGTTACATCACGCAAAGGGTGGTACACAACGCACGTCAGCAAAACAACGATGTTTATGGACTTTCGCACCGACTACAACGACGGGCTGATAACCATACTAGATGCAGACGTTTTGAAAGAAATGAAAGCGTACACAAACAACGACCTGACGGAGACAAGCGCAGGGCTTATCACCCGGCACTTCGACTTATTAACCGCCGTTGTGATTGCGTGGCAAATGCACAAGTATGCAGATACTGGAATGAACGCTATGCGGGACTTATACACAGAGCGCAAACACGTAGACCACATCAAGAATAGATACGGTGTGGTATAATTTTCAATATGAAAGACATTGCTGATATCATCAAAGCAGAAGTTAACGACTACTCCAACAAGACCGTCGAGATTGCAGACGGCATCGAGTACAGCGAATACAAATTAAAGCGACGCATCGCTAATTTTAAGAACCGCCATTACCCAACAGGTAAGATAACGGACACAGGAGAGTACGAACACTGGTTCGACATCATCCAACCGCGAGTCAATAGCGCGGTAAAGAATATTCGTATAGACACTAAGCATGTAACGCTATTCTCACGCTCACCGATCAAAGACTTCCCGGCTGTCTATGTAGGCAAGCTCGCTATGAACGAGTGGATGTGGGAGACTGGACGTGCGGAGGAACTAAAGGACGCGGTTGAAATGTTTTGTGCGGATGGAAATGTCTTACTCAGACGTTGCAAGGACGGATACGAATTGTGGGACCCAGACAATACGTTCATCACAAACCCGCTCGCAAAGACAATCGAACAAACTGCAATCATCGAGCGCTTCTACCTCACGCAATCAGAGCTACGTGAAGGCGGTTATGACAACGTAGACGACGTTATCAAGCACTGTGGGAATAAATACTACAAGCGCACTGAAAAGAGCAAGGAAGAGGAGAGCAGTACACCACTCTATGAGCTATTCCGCCGCACGGGTGAGATAAGCGAGAAAATGCTACGCAAAGCACAGGGCAGGAGCGGAGGTAGAGAAGACAAGTATGTATATGCACGTGTCATCGTTGCCGGTATCGGTGCAGGGAGTGGTAAGGAGCGCGTTCTGTTTGCTGAACAGTTCCCCGACGGCCAGACCATGCGTGATTACTACCGCGAGGCTCACTTCGGCGCATACAAGGGCAGGTGGTGGAGAGAAGGTATGTATGAATTGCTCATGGATCACCAGGTTCGTGCGAACGACATCGGGAACCAACTAGCTCGGGGCTTGGAGTGGGCAGCAAAGGTGCTATTCCGCCACACGGACGTGCGAACACTTCAGAACGTGCGTACTGCACTAGACAATGGTGCTCTAATCAAGAGCGCAGACCTGCAACAGGTGGAGGTGAGGATGCAAGGCTTCGACCAACTTGTGGCTGATTGGAATAGGTTGAACGAAGACGCCGACAAGATAGCAAACAGCTTCGAGGTGGTACAGGGCGGACAGGTGCCAAGCGGGACACCGTTCCAGCTAGGCGACCTCATGGACACCAACGCGACCAAATACTACGCATTCCTACGCCAGAAGCTCGCTATCGCGTATTCTGGCGCGTTCAAAGACTTCGTATTGCCTACGTTCGTTCGAGACATGAAAGGTAAAGACATCATTCGTGTAACTGGGGACACTGAAATGCTGCGAGAGTTTCGTCGCTTGATTGCAGACCATTGGTATCAAAAGAACCTCGCACGCATCGGCCCACACACACCAGAGATTGCGATGGAGCTAAAGACCGCGAAAATGGCTGAACTCGAACGTGAAGACCCCGCAATCCAGAACGTGAAAAAGATATGGGAGGGGGTATTGCCACGACTGAACGTCACTATCGCTGGTGAGAACTACAGTATCGACGAACAGCGCACAGCAATCCAGATGCTACCGTATGAGCAAGACCCTGGACGGCGCGATTACATTATGGACTACATCTACGCAGCACGCGGCATTCCAGTACCACCTAAGACCCAACAGCAGCAGCCACAGAACACCCCGAACCAAGCGCCTGAGATAGAGACAGAGGTACCTGAGACAGTATGAGCGATGGAACAAAGGAGCAACTGAGGCGAGAGATAGGGGAAATGTATGAGGTAATGACGAACGCAGAGCTGCAAGAGGAGCGTGAGCAGCAACTGAAAGAAAAAGAGAAGGTGGAGAAGCAAAAACAAAAGCACGGCGTATGATAGACCCAATCAAAGAGATCGAACAACTATCAGCAAGCATCCAGACATGGAACCTGGTAGACCAACCGCCCAAGGTGCAAGAAGAGGTAGCGTCGATCAAACAGGAAATGAACGCAAAGGTGGAAGCGATGCAGCACGAACAGCATCAAGTTATCAAAGAACACCTAGAGCGTGTCTTAAAAGCACTGAAGCATGAACAAGGATAGATTGAAACAAGACCCAGACTTCAAAGCGTTCATGTCCGATGTGTTGCGGGCGATTGACCGTCTGGATACCGTGGAAGACCTGCCCGACCTAGTAGACCCGCAAGCAGTAGCGGTCGAAACGTATGCCAGGAAGCGAGCTATCACTGTGGTAAAAGACCTGTTCGCCCCATTCATTTACGCAGATGCGGAAGAACGCAAGGCGAATACGGCAAAGAAATACGGTGTCGAGTAGTGTGGTATAATTTAGTAGTAACCAAGTTAATTATGGCAGAAGCAAAAGCAGAAAAGGTGGCCGTCCTTGACAAATACGGCAACGTAATTCGTGAATACACCAAAGAGGTGCATGGAGCGAAGTTCGAGGAGCTTGCAAAGGAGTTCGCAAGTAAAGACAAGAAGCGTTCGTTGTGCAAGTAGGGGAAACCCTCTTGCTTGCGCCGTGAGCGCAATTTAATACTTATCGTCTGGGGCGTAGATACCCCTAAAAACTACTATGGAAGACGAAAACAACACGGCACCCCTTGATGCCTTAAATGAGGGAGAGGGCGACGGCTCATCCGAAGATATTAAAAGTCAGCTAGCTAAAGCAAACGAGCTTGCAGAAAATTACCGCATCCGCGCAGAGAAGGCGGAGCAGAAAGCTAAAGGGAAGGAACCAAAAGGCGATACAGACCTTGAAAGTTTCAAAAAAGAAGCCCTGGAGCAGGTAAAGCAAGAGTTCGAACAGCGTGATTTGGACGAGCTAGAGTATTCAGACGAGGTAAAAGAGCAAATAAAGCGAATATCTCGACTGGAAGGCACGTCGGTGCGAAAAGCAGCACAAGACCCATACATCAAACACTTGGTGGAACGGGAGGAACAGACACGCAAAATAGCAGAGGCAGCTGAGAACGGCGCAAAGAAAGGCAGCGCAGCAAGCTACGACCCAAGCAAACCACTTAACCCCGCAGACTTCGACTTTTCAACCGAAGAAGGGCGCAAGGCATGGGAAGAAGCAAAAGCAGCGCGACGCAACAACAAAGCGTAGCCCTCTCGATGCGTCTAACCAACTCAAAACATGAACGACGCACGCGCAGAGTTTTGGGGTGACTTACAGAACGACCTGTACACCACCACATCAGCTCTATACCTAGCAAACCAGACGCTTGAAAGCGTCATTAGCACCAATGGACGCAAGGCTCATCGACCAATCCTGTCGCAGCCTGATATTGGTGACTACACCGCACACACGGATATCACCTTCAAGCAGAAGACTGCCGAAAAGCAGACTCTAGAGGTTGATACCTTCCCGTATGCTGCGGAGGTTGTTGATATTACCGAAAGCAACCAAACCCCTTACGACCTCGTTGCACACTCGGGCCAGGCAATCCGCAAGGGTCTTATCAACCGCGTTGAGCAGGTATTCACCAGCAAGTTCAGTGGTGCATATCACAAAATTAACGGCGGCACCGCGTTCGAGATGACCCCGACCAATGTCCTTGAGATTATCGAGGAGGCAAACGGCAAGCTCGGCAGCTTCGATGCACCGACCGACACCGCTTCACGCGCACTTGTTGTTGGTCCTCGCACCACCGCAATGCTTCGCCGCGCAAAGGCAGAGCGTGAGACTGGCCTCGGCGACAGCACGCTCGCAAACGGCATCGTAGGCTCATGGAAGGGCTGGACGGTTGTCGAGAACAACAACATCCCTTGGAGCGCAACGCTCACGATGGACACCAACCCTAGCGCTGGCGATACCATCACTATCATGGGCGTAGAAGCTGAGTACGTTGCTGCGCTTACCGGGGCAGAAAACGAAATCCTGATCGGTGCTAACGTGGCCGCAACCCGCGCCAACACCAAGTCGTATGTTGAAGGCACCGCTGGTGCTGGCAGCACGTATGGCGACATGGACAACGTTTCAGCATTCATCATCCGCAACAAGCGACGTGTTCGCTGCACAAGCGTTGAAGCAATGGCGTTCACTGGCTATGGCGACATTGTTGTTGGTGAAACCTTCACCGCAGCGACTAATGTTTGGAGCGCTCAGAAGCAAGACGCAGTGTTCATGATCCGTGGTGCGGTTGATATGGTCATGCAGTTCATGGAGCAGACCACTACCGACAAGGAGAAGGGCTTTGCAGACCTTACCAAGGGCATCATCGGCGTAGGAGCCAAGATGTTCAAGGACGGTTCGCTTGTGTCCTGCCACCTTCCGCTCTCGGTATCACACTGGAGTGCCTAGCACTTCACTTCACCCCTTGTGGGTGGAGTAGGGGGAACAGCCTCCTACCCCGCCCATAAGAGGTAAGCGGCGAAAGCCCTCTTAGTAACTAAGACAATAAACATGAATAAAGTATTTAACCGACCTGTAGACGTAGAGGCATTGCGCTACCGCAGCGCCGGCACCGCTACAGCATCCTCGGGTGCAGCAACCCTGAACAAGAAAGCAGGTACCATTACCACAGAAGCGCTCACGACTGCTCAGAACGCGCTGTACACTCTCACCCTTACGAACAGCGAGGTGGCAGCAGACTCCATCGTTATGGCAAGCGTCACCGATGGTACGAACACACAAGGCACCCCGATGGTGGTACGTGTTACGCCTTCGGCTGGTAGCCTTGTGATTACCGTTGCAAACAAGCATGCATCGTCACAGGCATTGAACGGCACGCTGAAGATCAATTACCTAGTTGTAGACCCTGCATAGTATGAGCATCGTAGGAACATACCCCTATGACACCAAGCCAAACGGCTACCAACAGCTTGCGGTATCTAGTACCGCAGTTGCACTTACTGTACCGGCAGGAACGACACGAGCAGTGTGCAAGGTAGCCACGAACGCAATCCGTTATAGGGACGACGGGGTAAACCCAACAGCAACCGTTGGCTACCCTGTAGCAGCAAATGGTGAGCTAGAGCTTCACGGCACTGAGCAGCTCAGCGCATTCAAAGCGATCCGCCAAAGCTCTGACGCCACATTAGACATCTTGTACTACAAATAGTATGTATCTGCGCTACGACTCAAACACAGCAATCAGCTTGTATCACGATTACCTGTTCTGGACGAAGTTCACAGACAGCATAGCTGTGTTTGAGGAGTATGTGCGGCTAGCTAACTTCGCGCTTGACAGGACTCTCCGCAAGATATACCAGGTAGATGGACGCTGGCAGCACCATGACGCTAACCACTCAGAGTACCCAATCGACGTACAAGACCTTGTAGCAGGACAGGACAACTATGTGCTCGCAGATGAGCACCTTCGCATATCACGCGTGAGGATGAAGAACCGTGAGGGGAACTGGATTACGCTTACCCCCAAGGACAGAAGCCACTTTTCAGACGATGACCTGGCAGAAACAGGCAACCCGGAGTTATACGACAAACTAGGTCCCGGCATCTTCCCGGTGCCAATTCCTGACTATGCAGCAACTGGCGGCGTGGAAGTAACCTATCAGAAAGGTAGCAACTACTTCACGACCGACGACACGAACAAAGCCCCAGGTTTTGCATCCATCTTCCATCGCTACGTGTCTCTGTTACCAGCACAAGACGCATGTGCAACCAACGAGTTAAACAACCAACTGAAAGCGGTACAGAACGCAATACAGCAGCTCGACCAAGAGGTGTTGGAGTTTTACGCAACGCGCGAACAGGACGGGGTGCAGACCCTAGACCTTAAAAAGAGCAACCGAGGATACGGAACCTATTTCATGCAATAGACCATGCAAGTTTTCCCCAACGGCATACAAGGATTAAGTGACAGCAAGTTTGCTGGCGTTCAGGGCAGCGCCTATCGTTTGGTGGGTATTGACTATCGCTCGACCCCTGGTCTTACGAAGGTGCAGCAGAAGCTTGCAAAAGCATCGAGTACCGTAGTTACAGAGCTATGTAAAGAAGCGCTCGCAGTCTCAGACGGCAGCACACTATGGTTTTCAAGTGAGAGCGGGAAGATATGGCGTGAGGTGAGCGGCACGTTCACCCTTGTGCATACGACTGCTCCAACAGATGGTGATGCTGCTTGCACAGGCGCACATGAGTACGATGGGGATGTGTATTGGGCAACAGAGAAGTGGCTACACAAGATACGAGTATCGGCGATCAATGGAACGTGGGCAGACTCGATACAGCAAAACTTTGGAGAGTTCCGTGAGGGCGTGCGCGAACACCCTATGGCTATTCAGAACCTACAGCTTTTCATTGGCGACGGTGCGAACATTGGTAAGGTGGAAACGCCTGTTATCGACCCGTATCCTCCAACGGATGCAACCGTATCATTCAGTTCGTCTGTATTTTCGCTCTGCATAAGCCTATTGTTGCGCCCAAGCAACATATACAAGTTTGCAGAATACCAAAGTGCAGAACGATGGAGCGCTTCTGTTGGAGGCGGCATTTCGGCAAGCCTAACTGTTGAACCAGGAGCTGATAGGCTGCTTGCGGTGGTTGTGAGTACGTGGAGGACAGATGGCGCAGCACCTGAAACAGTGACAGCTGCATCATTCGACGGCGACCCACTTACTGTTTCTTATAGTCAGGCATATAATTTCAGCTTCGGTCCACCAAATCTCTACATGCGAACCACTGTCCTTTACCTTGCAAACCCAAATGTAACAACTGGAACGCTCTCAGTTACACTAAGTGACATTGACACGCACCTTGTTGTTCATGCGTATGTGTTTAATGGTGCATACCAAGACGGTGACCCGTTTGCCTTCAAGTTTCCAAATAATCAAACGCACACCAGTATTACTGCGTATATTCCAGATAACTCGGCGATCAGCCCTACGGACTTCCCATATCACACACTAGTAGCATTCACTCGATCACAAACAGCAACGCACACGTCTTCTGAAACAGAGATACTAGACGACACAAACACCCTAGGTAGAGACAGTGCAATGGTGCATACAGTAGGTGGTGGCGCATACACGCAAACAAGCGCACTGCGACTTCGTGATCCAGAGTACATATCCTCTCTTGAGCCGTTCGACGTTGACCTTTTGGTAGGCACAAAGGCAGACAACGTGAACAAGTCTCGTGTTCTTAGGTGGGACACAGAGAACAGCGGCTTTTCCGCAGATGATACAGTTGACGAGTACGGCATCAACGGCTTCATCCGCGACGACAATTTCGTATATGTAAGCGCTGGAGAATACGGTCGTATCTATTT